AATCGTTACTGCATGGGAAACGATTACTGCAGCTATAGAAGGATACAAAGAAGAGGGTATTCTTGGTGGATTGAAAGGTGCAATCACTGGGTTCTTCACAAGCCTCATAACAGTACCCTTAGATATGGTGAAAAATGGTGTGGCTTGGATACTAGAAAAAGTTGGAATCACAACTCCAGAAACAACAGAAGGCGTCAAAGACTTTTCGTTTACGGAAATGTTTACAAGTCTTGTTAGTGGAATATTTGATAAAATCTCACTCGCTATAGATTGGGTCAAAACACTATTCACAGATCCTGTAGCAGCAATAAAATCTTTGTTTCAAGGTGTTTATGGAGAAGAAGGTCTGATAAACACGCTTGTATGGAAACCTATATCCAAAGCCATAGATTGGGTTATGAAGAAGTTCGGCTTTAGTGATGAAGACGCTCCAACCTTTGACTTGTTTACAACTCTTAGCGAAACGTATGATAAAATTAAAACTGCATTTAGCAACGGACTTACTGACATTGTAAACTGGTTCAAACGAACTCCTCAACTGATTGCTCTCACAGTGGAAGAAAAATTTACAGAAGCGATTGCAAAGTTAAAAAAGGGATTTATTGGTGTTGCAACGTTTATAGCTAACATACCCAATATCATAAGAAAATCAATCTTTGGAGTCCTTGTCGATTATAAAAATAACAGTACGTATGGTTATCTTTTGCCTGATTTCTCTGAACAGCTTGCAGCATCACAACAAGCGATTGATGCGGTTAGCGGTGGGGGTGCAGATGCCATCGCAGCGATTGACAAGGAGTTAGAGAGAAAACTGGATGAGATTGATGAGCGTCGTCAGAAAGTAAAAGATGAAAACACCAGACAATCTGCACCACAAGTTAACTCGGTGCAAGGTGATACAGATAACAGTAGTAATAATGTAGAGAAAACTGATATCAATCTTGGTTCATCAACAGGTTCTACCGTGGATCCGACTTACAACGACTTGCCATAAAAACGAGGGGCTAACCATGGCCCCTCACGTGTGTATTACGGCACAACCCGATCAAATGAACTTTAAAGAGACTAGCCTTCAGCGGCTAACTTTGCAAAGTACGACATTGGATCATCATCGTTTGAGGTTTCTTCAGAGACAGTAATAGTCTCGGACTCACTCGATACTTCTGTAATCGACTGCGCTGGTACTTCACGCATTGGTGCCGAAGATGTTTCTGTTCCGAGTTTCATCTCATCGCTCATGCTCATCATACCAGTTGTACCCAGAACGCTTTCAAGCTTTGCCTTCAATTCGGCATATGACTTGTAGTTCTTTTCATCTGTGTACTCAGACAGATCATGCATTGAGTTGTAGATACCTTCACAGTATTCATCACTGCCTGCTTCTGATTGACCATCAAACTCGGATTTATCATAGTTACGATAACCTTCTACTTGACGGATCTTCAGTTTGAAGTTTGCACCTTCCCAAAAATCAAATGGGTTGATAGGTGTTTCGTCAGCAAACTGTGGCTGCATAACATCCATAACTTTGTCAAAGATCTTCTTACCGTATTGGTACATAAAGACTTTGCCTTCGTTCTGAGGATTGTTTGGATCAGACACAACCAGTACGTTTGACACATAGTGCAAACGGCGTTTCTGCTTACGAGCCTCTTCTTTATCGGCATCAATACCAGAGTTCCAAAGTTTTGAATTGAGTTCTCCAAGTGGATCATCTTTACCCACAGAAGTAAGAGAGCGTTCAATATACCATTTACCAGTTGGGCCTTTAAACCCATGATCCCAATAACGGACCCATGGAAGTTCTTGATCTTGATTTGCTGGCAAGAAGCGTAGAACGGCATAACCATTCCCTACCTTGTCAACTGTTGGTTTCCAGATGCGTTCATCTGTATATGATTTGGTGGTACCACCACCTGCAGTTTCAGCGGCATTGATAAGTTTATCGATACCACCACGGTTGCGTTTTAGGTTTGAAAAAGACATATGTTTTTATTTTCCTTTATATGTGCTGAAGTATTTCTGTATTATAAGCATTGTATCATAATATAAGTGATTCGTCTACCCACTATATATCAAATTCCAACTCTGTTTCTCGTGGCAAAAGATTTAATTTCTTTGCTTCTGCCTCGATCTTACTTCGGATTGGAGCCGAAATAAACTTTCTGACACCCTCTGGATCAATGTCATTCTTTTCACAGATGACGAGTATTGCATCCATATAGGACATTTTTTTATCCAGCACGGCTTTCTCAACCATGCTGGTAAAAACTGCTTTTGTTAAAAATTCTGTTGTCATTTATCAAGTACTCTCAATATAATTGTATCCTTGTTGATACGTGCATTTGGCACTTTGGTTTTTGTTGTAAGCGAGTTCCAGTGCTTGTCGATCTGTCGAATCGTCTTTGTTTGAAACACACTCAGGCTCACGTCTGGTTTACGAAGCGATATCATTCGAGACTGTTCAAGGTCTACTTTCTGTAGGGTGGACCCCTTCACTTCAAATCCATTACGGTTATTTGAGACATACTCTGTAATGGTCTTGTACTTCGTATTGAATGTATACAAGCGCATTGCTCCTACAATAGACATAGGGTTAATACTATTCAGTTTGTATTCCTTCGAAGCCTTCAGATAGTTCAGTTTCGTTACTTGTTTATCTGCAGTCTTTACACGAGGTTTACGAACGGCACGAGTTGCCTTCTTGGATAGAATATACTTCTCGGTATCTTCGATCATACGAGTCACCCACACAAGCAACCCTTTCTGTTGCTTCACAGTCATACTCCCATAGGCTTCAACTAAATCAGGTGTCTTATTCGTGACTAACTCTTCGAGTTCACCTTTCAGAGGCTGGTAGTATTTCATAACCATTTGAGCACCAATCAAAGAGACACCTTCACTCACAAGCTTGTCATACATGTTAGTATTTTCATACTTCTCCCAAGTATCAAGCATGCCTTCAATATCGGCAATCAAAACATTAGCGGCTCGTTGAGTTCTCTCAAACGGAGTTACTTGTGGTACGGTAGGCTTTTCATCATCACTCGCAACACGTTCAGTAAGTCGCTGAGTCGCCCATTTAGTTACCTCAGAAATATAGTTAGTAGTAACCTTCTCTAAGGTGTATCCATTCGGCACTTCATTACCACGATTAATGACCCACTCAATCATAGCAGCGGTATCATACTTACTTGTATAACACCACTCAGGGCCATTCAATAGTAACTTGCGTAACTCACCATCAAAGTTATTACGAATGTAGTTACGAAGGATACCAGCGATATCTTTCTTGTCTACTTCAAGTCGAACATAGGATGCAAACCAACGATAATCATTCGTAGGCGCAGCGGCTAAACCAGTGCGTCTCGCTACAGAGACTTTCTTCTTACGACGTAATGCCATATGCATTTCTCCTCAAGTTATGATTCGATTCTAGCATGTCCTGCGTTATATGTCAACCCCCCTTTGTAGCATCATCATATCCTTCTTTATAAACTTCTTTCAGTTCGACTAGATGCCATTCACCGTCTTCATATCGTTTACGTAGATAACCCTTCGAGGCTAGAAGATCGATTGTAACCTCAACCGAATCCTCTAACTGTTTTGAAAAGTTAATGGTGTTTCTACCCATCATAAAAGCGCATCCGAAAATGCCGACTGTATATGCGACTAGGAACCAATCCATGATCATGCGCTCGATACCGCATTAAACCCAGTAACAGAGTTCACACGAAAAGAGCGCCAACCTTCGGCTTTGATATCCCATACTGGAATCACTTCTTCGCTCACGGCACGTACTGCCTTCTGTGTAATAGGGTCTGATTTAATAGGAGTAGGAATGATATCCTCACGTAGCGTACATGTCATATTACGTGTGTCTCCATTCACCTTTGTGAAGTCAACTTGACATGTGCTTGCCTGAAGCATCTCCATCATTTCATTTCGTGTCATCATATACATTATCCTCCGATGTATTTGTTTTTAGGTCTGTACCAGTTCTTCTGGTGATGTAGTCGAGCAAGTAAGTCTGTAATCAGAGCCGCTTGTTCTGGCTTGTCTGTCATACATTGCCTCAGAGATGTCTCTATAAGGTCAATGTCATCGACAGTTAGTTTGAACGAGTCATTGGCTTTCACTTTTTCAAGCCATAGTTAGCAAGACGTCGTTGATACTCGGCTTCTATATAAGCATTAAGTTGAATCTCTAGTTTCTTTACTGTGTCCTTAAGAGAGTTAACATCACCTTTCAACCGAGAGATTTTATCACTTGCCCTAT